AGCTTCCCTGAATGGCATGGCAACTTTGTTCTTTACACATACAGCACGTGTATTCATACCAACAATCTTTGGCTTCTTATTCTTACCTTGTGTTTTCAGCTTATTTGTCAAAGACAATTGGATACGTATTGACGCATGAAAAGAGATAGCCTTGCCACCAAATGTTGCAGTCTTGTCACCAAACATGACATTCATTCTTTCACGTGTCTGATTCAAGAATAACAGTGCAACATTCTTTTTGGAAATAGTACGTGTCATTTTACGCAATGATTGAGATATAATCCTGGCATGGTCCAAATAACCAGTACTGCCAAAATCCTTTGCCATTTCAGCTTCCGATGATGTAGCAGCTACACTATCCCAAATACACAGAAGCATGTTTTCAGGGTCTAACCTTTCAACCATGTCTATTGTATTGTCAAAGAACGTGAAGACGTCTTCTATTGTATCTGGTGACATATAGATCAAGGTATCCACATCTACACCCAGCATCTTCATCATATCTTTACTGACAGCAGTTTCAGAGTCTGCATATGCAACCAACATACCCGATTCCTGAGCCACTGCAGCTATTTGGGCAGCTATAAGTGACTTACCTGAAGAAGGATCTCCATAGATCTCTGTGAGACGTCCTAGAGGTAATCCACCACCCATTATAGCATCAAGCGCAGAACATCCAGTTGGTATCCACTCATCAACCGTGCAAGGTGAATCGTCAGATGACAATATAGAAACTTCAAGTTTCTTTTCTTTCTTTAGAGCATTAACAATATCCAATGCTTTGGACATACTATTTCTCCACGACCTCGGTCATGATATCCTTTGCCAAGTCTAATAAACTTGCAACCTTCTTATCGCTAAGTCCTTCAGACTCAAGGTGTAATTTTACCAAATCCAAATGAGACAATGATGCAACACTTCCATCAACACCCAGTCTTGACACACGATGCGCAACATCAGACAATTTTACACTTATAGAATGTATATAATACACACCTGCTTTTTCCAATGCTTCAGTTATGTGCTGTCGTTCTATAGTATTTTCCTGGTAGTATGGTATGACTATTTGCAACCTTACAACAGCACCTCGTAAGTCTAATTTGTTGATCTTGGAAATAATCTTCTTTTGTGCATTTTCTTCTTCTTTGACAACAACCTTTACAGTCTTGAACGGTCTAGCATCTACCAATACATGTTCCCATGTTGTACCACTATCTGATATCTCTACATATACAAAACCTTTATCATCTTTCTCTTCTGTAAAATCCACCCTATCTAAACTGCCAGCATACACTACTGGAGCAAACTCCCCCAGTTCAGGCATGATTGCATTCAAACTCTGATGATAATGTATATGTCCTAATGCCACATAATCCCCAGCTGGGTCTACTAGAGATTCTAAGTTTACTTCAGCATCATTTCCAATATACATGTCACGTTCTGAACCAAATACAGCTAAGTTTACACTGAAATGACCAGTCAATATAGCTGGATAGTCAGTGTCTATTTGCGTTGCAAGATTATGCAATTCCGATTCTATAGCTTCTTTGAACAACACACCAGAATCTTTACTCTTTATTTCATCTACTTCAAGGAACATAGATTTCAATGGAAATGGTGCAGTGGCAACCTGTACCATACCTCTTTTTGTTTGTATAGTGTGAACTTCATAATTCATACCAACAATAACGTTTGCAACATTAAGAGTGTCAAATATATCCAAGGCTGAAGATTTATCTATATTCCCTGGCACATCGTGATTTCCTACTAACAAAACGACAGGGCATTGCCCTGCAAGTCTTACAATCCTAGCTGCAAATAGATCTAATAATGTTGGGTCTGGTGAGTGTTTATGAAAAGCATCACCAGCAAAAATGACCAAGTCTACATCTTCAGAATATGCAAAATCTATGAGGGCATCTAACGAATCAAGAAAGTCTAGGATCCTACCATTCAAGGATGTTTCAGGATCCTTTGGGCCATGTGTATCAACACCCAAATGGAAATCTGAGAAATGCATCACACGCAAAGGTTCAGACATTGCGCTATGTGTTTATCAGCGTCACAACGATCAGCACGACAGCTTCTAAAATTGCCAAGAACAACGCAATATAATATGATCTACGCAATTTTTCGACTTCTCGTGATGCTTCTAATGCTCTATAATCTTCTATCCAACGTTCAGCTTCTGTTAGATCATTCATCGTTCTCATCATCATTCTCCAACCACAGAAAATCGTCTGCATCTAGATCATCTTCATCTTGGAAATTCCACGGTACAAATCCCAAGCATATACAATCTTCATGCCTACAAAAATCTTTGGCATGATCTGACTTTTTGTGACCACATAAACAAATTTCATCTGCCATAATTATCCCATGATTTCTACGCAGTTATACCCTATGAAATCAAGAAACAGTCTCACAAAATTATCGGCGACGAGATGGGCGTGCAGCACGACGACGTTCAATTTCCTTAGATGCTACAGTTTCTTCCTCGTCATCTTCTTCATCAACATCCTCTTCCTCTTCCTCTTCTTCTTCAACAACTGGAGGTTTGGATTTCACACGAGAAGGTTTGCGCTTTGACACTTCCTCCTCTTCCTCTTCTTCATCATCAGTATCACCAACGACATTGTCAATGTTTTCCAAATCAAACTCATCAACAATTCGATCGTATGGCAACACATAGATTGCATGACCTTTTGCCAATTCTTTGTCTTCAGCAGGATCTTCGCTGACTTCCACATACAAAAGGTTTGCTGCCTTTTCCAACCACTCATCGATCTGTGCCTTATCCGTAGACAACGGAGATGAACGTGGGCGACAGCGCACCTGATATTCAGTATCAATACCAGTACCTGAACGTTCGATCGTGACATCAAATCCTTCTTCGATATCCGTGATGTCACCATAATCTGGATCATTGATGATGCTTACCAAAGCATTGAAAATCGTCACACCAGGAGTGAAGATCAGTGGACCTTTGTCCTCATCAGCACGATCGATGATGTTCATCCAATACGAACGACGAGTGTACAAAGTGGACGCCAGCGTCTTTGATGCCTTATCTCCAGCTTTGTACAGATCACCGACCAGTTCACACACAGGACAATCCAGTTCACCTTCGGACGTGAAGCTCGGGCAATAGACATAGCGTTTCCGATCAGGAGGAAACTCATGCTTGCCGACAGTTTGGAAAAAGTACTGCATATCGTGTACTTCTGGCAAGATACGGATGGTATTCTTACCTGCTTTCGGCGACCAGAAACCACCCCGACCACCTCCAGTATCCACTTTCTTCAACTTATCTCGCAACGATGCAAGACGATCAAGATTATTCACTTTCTTCTTTACTGCGCTCATTATCTCCCTTTCCTTTCATAATTATAGCGAGAGGCGATCAACATCTACAGACTTCAGGGCAGGAGGCTATAATCCGTTGATCACCTCTAACATACTAAACTTGCCCACTCTTGCGTTTGGATATGATAGCTTCTCGTGCCTCTTGCGCAACATTCGCTTGTGTCTTTATGCTCATACCTGTCATATCTGCTTCAGCACGCAAATGAGCACCAAGTGAAATAAGCATTTCAGCACGTTGACCAAGAGCCTTCACTATCATTTTCAACATATTTGCATTATGCTCTGCGATGTGAAAACCTTGCTCTGCTGTTACATAATCTACATCGCGAATAATACTAGAACGTATCACTGCTTCAGTATATTTCTTCTCCTTTCGTTCAAGTTCAGATCTGTAATATTCATCTGCCGTAGCATATTCACGATCTTTGGCAGATGATGCCATCTCCATTTCCATTTCAGCTTCAGCCTGTGCTGTAGCAAAGAAGCCAAACAATGCTGCCTGTGATGCAAACTCTTTAGACAAATTGTTTTCATCTATTTCCAACAAGTCAGCAATATTATACGTGTGCTTCTCTCCACGTATAACCACCACAACATTGCCAGGAATATCAGTCTTCATTCACAACCTCTTCTCTAACCTCTATTTTTTGAACAGCATACATACTGAACGGCACACCTTCAGTATTTTCAAATTCAGCTCTAGCAAGTGTGAATATCACATCCTTGTAGTGCCATTCCACAACAAGACCATCCTTATCTTTGCCAACAACCTTTGGATTTCTAACCATTTTATGTTTTGGAAATAACACTATCAATATGTCAGCTACAGTGCCTAGACTGATGTTCTTATACTTTTCTACTTCTTTTCTTGTGCGTTTTTTCATTATCTCACTCTATAACCATGAGAATGGCCACATACGATGCAAGTGTACTCTTCCCAAGTTCCTACAACTTGCATAGTGTGATCAGTATACTTGCCACACGCTTCACAATACATTCTATAATATGCCATTATCCAAACTCCTCAAACCACTCATCTAGATGCATTACAGAACCATA